ATGGACCATGCAGGAGAGGCCGGCCCGTCCTGCCGGCGCTGGCGGGCACGTTTCCTGGCCTGCCTCGCGGAAAGCTCGAATATCACCGAAAGCGCCCGCCGCGCCGGGGTCAGCACCAGCAAGGTCTACAAGGAGCGGCGGCAGGATCCCGACTTCGCCCGGGCATGGCTCGCCGCCTTGTGGGAAGGCTATTTCCTGCTCGAGATCGAAGTCCTGCGGCGGCTGCGCGAAGGCGATCAGAAAGCGAAGGATGGCGAACGCTATGACTTTGCCAATGCCCTGCGCTTGCTGGTCGCGCACCGCGAAAATGCCGCCCACGCCGCAGCACAGCAACGCAATGTCAGCGCCGCCGAAGTGCGCGCCTCGATCGATCGCAAGGTCGAAGCGATCCGTCTGCGGCTCGAGCGCGAAAAGGCGCTCAAAAGTAACGGCGCATGATCAGCGACCGCTTGCAATGGATCGATAAGGACTATCCGACCGCCGCCCGCGAGATTTCCCGGGCGCTCAATCCGGCCGAAAAGTCGGAATTCGCCTATCACTGGGGCATGCAGGCGCGCGCCGAGCAATTGCCCCCGGCGGGCGATTGGCGCATCTGGCTCATTCTCGCCGGGCGCGGCTTCGGCAAGACGCGCGCGGGCGCCGAATGGGTCCGCGCCACCGCCGAAGCCTGCCCGGAGGCGCGCATCGCACTCGTCGCGGCAACCCTGACGGAAGCCCGCGCCGTGATGGTGGAAGGGGAAAGCGGGATCATCGCCTGCTCGCCGCCGGAACGCCGCCCGGTGTTCGAAGCCTCGCTCAAACGGCTGCGGTTTCCCAATGGGACGCAGGCGCTGATCTATTCCGCACAGGAGCCGGAAAGCCTGCGCGGGCCGCAGCACAGCCATGCGTGGTGCGATGAAATCGCCAAGTGGCCGCTCGCCCACGAGCGGGCGACACGATGCTGGGACAATCTCCTGATGGGCTTGCGACTGGGTGACGATCCGCGCATCGCGGCGACGACCACACCGCGTGCCGTGCCACTGGTGCAACGGCTGGTGCAGCAGGATGTGGCAGACACGGTGGTCATCACCCGCGGGAGCACCTTCGACAATACGGGCCATCTCCCGGCGCGCTTTCTCGACGCGATGGCCTCGGAATTTGCGGGCAGCCAATTGGCCCGGCAGGAGCTCGACGGGGAATTGCTCGCCGATATCGAGGGCGCGCTCTGGACCCGCAGCCTTATCGAACGCTGCCGCTTTCCCGGTGAGGCCGTGCCGCTGGCGCGTGTGGTGGTGGCGGTCGATCCGCCGGCATCGGCGACGGGGGACGAATGCGGCATCGTGGTCGCCGCGCGGGGTGAGGACGGGATCGGCCGGGTGCTGGCAGATTGCACGATCAGCGGGGCGAGCCCTGCGGTCTGGGCCGAAGCCGTCGCGGCTGCGGCGCGCATCTGGCAGGCCGACCGTGTGATCGCCGAGGCCAATCAGGGCGGTGCGATGGTCGAAAGCGTGCTGCGCGCGGCGGATCATGCCCTGCCTGTCAGGCTGGTGCACGCGAGCCGCGGCAAGGTGGCCCGCGCCGAACCGGTCGCGGCGCTCTACACCGCAGGCAAAGTGCATCATTGCGGGGTCTTCGCGCGGCTGGAGGATCAGCTGTGCGGGCTGCTGGTCGGCGGAGCCTATGCCGGTCCGGGCCGCAGCCCCGACCGTGCCGATGCGCTCGTCTGGGCGCTGGCGGAACTGCTGCTGCACCCTGCGCCGCGCCCAAGCATTCATACTCTCTAGCGAGCGGAAGGACGTTCCATGGCCCTGTTCGAAAAGCTGCGCTCTGCCTTCAAGGGCGGAGCGCAGGAGCGCGTACCGCTGTCCGGCAATCCCTTCGGTCGCCGCGCGCCGCTGTTTGCTACGGGTAGCGAACGGCCGGCCTATCACTACGAGCGGGCGGTGCGGGAGGCCTTTCTCGGCAATCCCATTGCCCAGCGCGCGGTGCGGATTGTCGCCGAAAGCGTCGGGCAAGCCCCGATCCAAGCCCGCAATGCCCGCATGCTGCAACTGGTGACGGCCACCAGCGCCGGCCAATCGCTGATCGAAACCCTCGCCGCGCACCTCATGCTGCATGGCAATGCCTACGTGCAGATCATGAAGGATGCGCGCGGGCAGCCGGTCGAGCTTTACGCCCTGCGCCCCGACCGGATGAGCCCTATCACCGATACGCGCGGCTGGCCCTGTGCCTATGATTACAAGGTCGACACCACCACGACCCGCATCCCGGTGCAGGACGAGGAGGGCTGGCCCGCCCTCATCCACATCAAGGCGATGCATCCGCTTGATGACTACTGCGGGGCGAGCGCGCTGTCGGCGGCATGGTCGGCGGTGACGATCCATAATGCCGCTGCCGACTGGAACCGCGCCCTGCTGGAGAACGCGGCGCGGCCTTCGGGCGCCCTGGTCTATGCTGCGGGCGACGGGGCGGCACTCAGTCAGGATCAGTTTGATCGCCTGCGCAGCGAGCTGGATGTAGCCTTTTCGGGCGCAGGCAATGCTGGCCGGCCGATGCTGCTTGATGGCGGGCTGACCTGGCAGAGCATGGCGCTGTCGCCCGCTGACATGGATTTCGCTACGCTCAAGAGCGCGGCGGCACGCGACATTGCGCTCGCCTTTGGCGTGCCGCCAATGCTGCTCGGCCTGCCGGGTGACAACACCTATGCCAATTACCGCGAAGCCAACCGCGCACTGTGGCGGCTGACGCTGCTTCCGCTCGCGCACAAGCTGTTGAGCGCGCTCGCCGAGGGCCTCGCGCCGTGGTTTGTCGAGGCTGATCTCACGATTGATCTCGATCGCGTGCCAGCGCTTTCGGAGGATCGCGAGCGGCTGTGGTCGCAGGTCTCGGAGGCCGATTTCCTGACCCGCGCGGAAAAACGCGCCTTGCTGGGCCTCGCGCCCGAGGAGACTGCCCGATGAAGCGAGAAGACGTGTTGGCGAGCCTGATGGCCCAAGCCAAGGACGAGGGCGCCTCGCTCGTCACCTTGCGCGCGATTGTCGAGGAAAGCAGCATGCTCGGCACGGACCGCGCGCTGGCCCGCCTCGGGCTCGGTGATCCGGGCGCGGAGAGTGATCTGGGCGAGCTGCGCGAATTGCTGCGCGCGTGGCGCGATGCGAAGTCGAGCGCGTGGCGCGCCTTCGTCGGCTGGCTCGTACGCGGCGCCTTGGCACTGGTTCTGATCGGCCTGGCAGTGAAGCTGGGCCTGTGGAAGCTGCTTTGAGCGCGCTCCGCCTCGCCGGCTATGCGGCCCTGTTCGACATTCCGGACGGCGCGCGGGATGTGATCCGGCAGGGAGCATTCAGCCGCACGCTGACAGCCCGCGCTGATCCCCTGCCACTCTTGTGGCAGCACAGCCTGCGCCAACCCATCGGGGTGATCGATCAGATTGGCGAGGACGCGCGCGGCCTCAGGATCATTGCCCGGATTGATCGTCCGCAGAGCCGCGCCGCGGCTCTGCTGAAGGCGCAGGCCGTCAATGGATTGAGCTTCGGCTACCGCGCCCGGCGTTTCCGCCATCACCATGGCCTGCGCGAATTGTTCGAGATCGAGCTGTTCGAGATCAGCCTCGTCACCCATCCGCTCCAGCACGGCGCGCGGGTGCATCTTTGGGTTTAGCTTCCAGCGCCCGCGCCCTCGGCCTTGGCCTTGCGACCGCTTCGCCGCCGAATGTCCCGATCCCTGTCTCCCATCCCCCCGTCCCCCACAGAAAGGCCATGCCCTATGGATATTGCTGACACCCCCACCCCTGCTGCCGACCCGCTGGAAGCAAGCTTCGATCTGGTTGCCCGCCAAGATCAGGCTGAAGCGGCCATCACCGTGCTGCAAAGCGATGTCGCCGAAGTGAAATCGCGGCTCGACAAGGTCGCCCGTGCGGCGGCTCGCCCGGCGATCGGGAGCAGCGCCAGCCCCGGAATCAAAGAAGCCGAGGTCAAGGGCTTTGTCGATGGCTATCTGCGCCGGGGCCGCGAAAGCGAAATCAAATCGCTGAACGGCGCCACGCCTGCGGATGGTGGCTTCGCCGTCCCGCGCGCGATTGATGCGATGATCGCCAGCCAGCTCAAGGCAATCAGCCCGATCCGCGCCATCGCGCAGGTCGTGCAGACCGGCACCGCCGGCTATCGCAAGCTGGTGGCGACCAGCGGTGTTGCCTCGGGCTGGGTCAGCGAACTGGCCCCGCGCCCGGAAACGGCAACCCCACAATTTGCCGAGATCGCACCGCCCGCGGGCGAGCTCTATGCCAATCCGGCAGCCAGCCAAGCGATGCTCGATGATGCCGCCTTCGATCTCGAAAGCTGGCTCGCCAATGAGATCGCCCTGGAGTTTGCCCGCGCTGAAGGCACGGCCTTTGTGAAAGGCACAGGCATCGGTCGTCCGGCAGGCTTCCTGACCGCACCGACCGGGACGGCCGCTGACGCAACCCGCGCTTTCGGACAGGTGCAGTATATCGGTTCGGGCAACGCGACGGGTCTTGGCACCACGGTCGAGACCAAGCTGATCGATCTCATCCATGCGCTCAAAAGCGGCTACCGTCAGGGGGCCTGTTTCGTGATGAATTCGGCCACCCTGGCGCGCATCCGCAAGCTCAAGACCACCGATGGCGCCTTCATGTGGCAGCCCGCGATGGTCGAAGGCCAGCCCGATCGCCTCCTCGGCTATCCGGTGGTCGAGGCCGAGGATATGCCCGATGTCGCCGCCAATGCCTTCCCGATCGCGTTCGGCAACTTCCGCGCGGGCTATCTGATTGCCGAGTACGGAGCGACCCAGGTGCTGCGCGATCCCTTCACCAACAAACCCTTCGTGCATTTCTACACCACCCGGCGGATTGGCGGGCAGGTGCTTGATTCCAGCGCGATCAAGCTGCTCAAGATCGAGCTCTGACACCGTCGCGCGCTTGTCCGGCGGCGGCGGGCTTCCCCTCCGCCCGCCCGCCGGTGCCTGCGCCCGCATCGCGCCTCGCCTCCCCCCGGCGTGTGGCTGCGCTGCGGGCGCTTTTCTTGTGATGATCTGATCTTGGGAGACCTCTTGATGCAGCGGATTGTCGTGCAGCCTGCCGGGATCGGCGCGGCGGGGCTTGCCGATCTCAAGCAATGGCTCGGGATCAGCCAGACCGCCGAAGACGCGCTGCTAGCGGACCTTCTCGGCACGGCGCTGGACCTGTGCGAGGCCTTTACCGGACAAGCCCCGCTAGCCCAGACTATCGAAGTGCTGTTGCCGCCGAACCCCGGCCGGCACGAATTGGACACCCGGCCCGTGCGCGAGGTGCTGGCGGTGGAAATGATCGCGCCCGATCAGAGCCACACCGCGCTGGCCGAAGCGGATTACACGGCCGAAATCGCGGCTGATGGAACCGCGCACCTGCGTCTGCTGACGATACAACCGGGGCGCGCTCTGACAGTGCGCCTGTCGGTCGGCATCGCGGCGGATTGGGCGAGCCTGCCACCAGCACTGCGGCAAGGGATCATCCGCCTCGCCGCGCATGGCTACCGGGATCGGGATCGCGATGGCGCGGGGCTGCGTGTGTCCACACCGCCCGCCAGCGTGATTGCGCTGTGGCAGCCGTGGCGGCTGATGCGCCTCGTATGATCACCGCCCGGCACCGCATGACCACGCTGACCGCGCGCCTGATCCGTCGCGCCGCAACCATCGCCGCCCGCCGCGCCCGTGAGACGGCAGCGCAAAAGCGTTCCGGCGCGTGGCACGATGCCCGCGCGCTGTGGCCCGATTTCACACAGGACTGACGAGCCATGGAAAACACCTTGCGCGCCGCGCTGATCGCATGGCTGCGCGCCGACCCGGCATTGGCAGCCCTCAACACCATCGAGGAAGAGGCCCCGCTGCGGGCTGCGCCGCCGTGGCTGGGTATCGCGGCGAGCGCCGCCATCGACTGGGGCTGCAAGGAGCGGCCCGGGCGCGAGATCCGCATCGCGCTCGAAATGATGAGCCGCAGCGATGACCCCGCAAGCGATGCCGCGATCCTTGCTGCGATCGAGGCACGCGTGCTCGCCCTGCCGCCTTTTCATGCCGGGTTCGAACTCGCCTCGGTGCGCTTCCTGCGCTCACGCAGCGAGGCACGGGCAAACAACCTGCGCGCGGCCCTGCTCGAATTCCGTTTCCGTTTGCTGGCCCCCTTGCCGGAGTAAAGCCCTATGCCTGCACAAAATGGTTCCGCCTTCCTGCTCAAGATCGGCAATGGCGCGTCGCCCCCGACCTATCAGACCGTGGCCGGGCTGCGCACCACCCAGATGACGATCAATGGCGACAGCATCGTGGTCACCCACAAGGGATCGGGTGGCTGGCGCGATCTGCTTTCGGGCGCAGGCACGCGCTCGGTTTCGGTGAGTGCCGCGGGGATCTTCCTCGGCAGCGCGGCGGAAAGCGCGGTGCGCGGCCATGCGCTCGCCGGGACGATTGCCGATTATGAACTGTCCTTCGAGGATGGCGAGCGGCTGCGCGGACGGTTTCTGGTGCAGCGGCTGGATTATGCCGGGGATTTCAATGGGGAGCGCAGCTATACGCTGCAACTCGAAAGCTCCGGCCCGGTGATCCCGGCATGAGCGGGCCTGCCAACCGCTTGCGCGGCGAGGCCAGCGTGCTGATCGCCGGGCAATCTCATGTGCTGCGCCCGAGTTTCGAAAACCTCGTGGCTGCGGAGGACGAACTCGGTTCGCTGTTCGCCCTCGTCGAACGCGCGGCCAGCGGGGCGCTGATGCTGACCGAGATCGCCGCGCTCTTGTGGCATTGTCTGCCCACGGAAGCGCGGCCGGAACGCAGCCAGGTGGGCGCGGCGGTGCTGGCTATGGGGCTGGTGGAAGCCACCCAGCCGGTGCGCACCATCCTTGCCCAGATCCTCGAAGGCGCAAGATGAGCGAGAGCTTTGCCGCCGCAACCGGGCGCTGGAATGCGCGTGCCGCGCGGTGGCTCGGGTGGCGGCCCGGTGAGTTCTGGACCGCCACGCCCGCCGAACTGATCGCGGCGCTGGCTGATCCCGCTGGCGCCGCCGCCATCGCACCCCCCACCCGCGCGGTGATTAACCGCATGATGGAGCGCGACGACAATGCAGGACAGGTTTGATGAACTGGTGATCGATGTGCGGGCCAACACCGCAGGCTTTGCCGCCGATATCGAAGCGATGCGCCGCTCGGTCGATGGCGGCCTGCTGGATGGCTTTGGCCGCGCCGGATCGGTGCTGGAACGCGGTCTGCTCGCGGCGCTCCGCCGCGGCAGTCTCGGCTTTGATGATCTGAAGCGGGTGGCCTTCAGCGCGCTCGATCAGATTGCGGCCCACGCGATCGAGGCCGGGCTCAACGGCCTGTTCGGCGGGGGTGGGAGCGGTTTGGGTGGGCTGCTCGGACAGGCGGTTGGCGCGCTCCTCGGGCTACCGGGGCGCGCCACGGGTGGCCCGGTCTCGCCGGGGCGGGCCTTCGTGGTGGGCGAGCGCGGGCCGGAAATCTTCGTGCCGACGAGCGCGGGCCGCATCGAAACAGGCCAGGCGCCCGGCGCTCACGGGCGCGATGTCAGCGTCGCGATCCAGCTGGTAGTCCCGCGCGGCACCGCCACCCCCGTCGCCATGCAGCGCTCCGCCCGGCAGGTTGCGAGCGCGGTGCGCCGTGCCCTCGCGGATTCGTAAGGAGACGCCGCAGTCATGGCATTCTGGTTGGCGCACGCGCGCCATTCGCAGCAGACGAGCCACATCCAGCGCTTCGATCCGCGGTTCTGGACGGTCAACTTCCCCCGCCCCGCCATGGCCGCCGTGATCGCGACCGCGCCCGATGCCTTGCGGGTCGAGGTGGAATTGCACCATCGCGGCGAGCTCGTCGGGCTGATCTGGGAAAGCGAGGATCGCTTTGATCACCCCTTGCTCGCCTACGGTACCGATCGCGATTATGCGCACACCACGCTGACCTTTCGCTGGCAATCGGCTGGGATTGCACCGCTCGATGATGTCAACGGCCCGACCCTGACGATCGAAGGGCGCGATGCGACGGGTGCGCCGCGCGTATGGTATGTGCGGCTGTGGAACTACGCCGAGGGCTCGCCCACCGACGCCACCATCACCTTGCGCTTTACCGATCTGCAAAGCGGCTTCGGATTGCCGGGCGAGCCGATCTACCCCGGCGATATCGACCGCATGTTCATCTCGCTGGTTGCGCCGGCTTATGCGGGAGGCAGCACGGATGCGCTGCCGGCACGGGTGAATGGCCACGCGATCCTTTCACAGATCACCTGCGATGGTGGGCGGTCGATGCTTACAATCGGCGATGTGCGCGTGCCGGTGCATGGCGAGCGCATGGCGACAGCTTTCGACGACGCCTATCATCAGACCCCCGGACGCCTTGTGCGCGGCATCATCGGGCTCGGCTACCGCGAGGATGTCGTCCACTATGTCGGGATGAGCCATTTCATGCGGCTCGAACGGCAAGCGGGCGGCGCGCTGCTCGCAGCAAGCAGCGGCCAGCTTTGCACCCCGGCCAAAAGCTGGCACCGGAATTACTTTGCCGCCGCGCGAGCGGAAGGCCTCGAGGTGATTGCCTCGCTCTCGTTCGAGCTGTTCAACGCCTATACCCCTGAACCATGGAAACAGCGCGGGCCCGACGGCCAACCTGCTCTGACGGGATGGGAGCCGCCCTCGACCCTGCTATCCCCGGCGAGCGCGCCAGCCATGGCATGGCTCCAAGCCGTGGCCAGAGCGTTTGTCAGCTTGCTCGAAGAGGCAGGCCTACCGGTGCGCTTCCAGATTGGCGAGCCGTGGTGGTGGGTCATCCCCGCCAGCGGCGCGATCTGTCTTTATGATGACGCCGCGCGGGTCTTCTTCGGCGGCAATCCGCCGATCATCAGCACGATGCGTGGCCCATTATCAGCGCCGCAGAAGGCCCTGCTGGATGCGGCGGGGGCGCTGCTCGCGCAGGCGACGGCCGCCTTGACCCAGACCGTGCGGCAGGCAGCGGCAGGGCCGTCAGAGGTGCTGTTGCTCGCCTTCACCCCGACCATTCTCGATCCGGCAATGCCCGAGCTGTACCGCGCCAATCTGCCAAGCGGCTGGGCCCGCCCGGCGTTCGACCGGCTGCAGCTCGAGGATTACGACTGGCTCACTGCCGGAGCCGATGCGCTGCGCCGCGCGGCCTATCCCCTCGTCGATGCGCGGCTCGGCTATCCGGCAGAGGAGCAGGATTACCTGTCCGGCTTCGTTCTGACCGCCGCCCATGCCGAGGCCGAATGGGCGCGGATCGATGCCGGGCTCGATGAAGCGGCGCAGCGCCAGATCGCCCGGCGCTATGTGTGGGCGCAGCCGCAAGTGAACCGCGATGGCTACACCCGGCTTGCCGCATCACGGGAGAATGATGTGACCCCTTTTGATGATGTGCTCTACCCCTTCCCGCTCGGCCGCAGCACCACCGTGGGCCCGGAATTCTCGACATCCGTGGCGGTGACGGCATCGGGCCATGAACGGCGCAATGCGCTGTGGGCCGACGCGCGCCTGCACTTCGATGTCGGACCCGGCATCCGCTCGGAAAGCGAATTGGCCGCGCTGCTGGCCTTTTTCCGCGCCCGGCGCGGTGCGGCGCGCGGGTTTCGCATCAGCGATCCGTTCGATCATTCCTCCAACGGGATGGTGGGCACCCCGACAAGGCTGGATCAACTGCTCGGCATCGGCGATGGCGCGCGCGCGGATTTCCAGCTGATCAAGACCTATGGCGATGAGCCTGATCCGCAGGTGCGGCCGATCACGCGTCCGCGCGGCGATACCCTGCTTGTCAGTGTCGGCGGTGCGCCCAGCACCGGATGGCGCCTGCTGCCCCACGGCCTCCTGCGCTTCGACAGCGCACCACCGACGGGCGTCGAGGTGCGGGCGGGGTTCCTGTTCGATGTGCCGGTGCGCTTTGCCGAAGACCGGATCGATATTTCCGGGGTCAATTTCGCGGCGGGTTAGGCGCCGAGCATTCCGCTGATCGCGCTGCGCGAGATCGGCTGATGCGGGTGTTCTTCGACCGCGCCCTTGATACGGTCGCGACCTTCTGGCGGATCTACCGCTGCGACGGCGTGACGCTGGGCTTTACCAGCCATGACCGCGATCTGACTTTCGGCGGAATCCGCCACCGCGCGGCACCCGGCATGGTGCCAGCTGCGATCCGTCTCACGGCTGATCTCGCCCATGACAGCGCCGAGGTTGAAGGCGCTCTCAGCCACGATGCCATCCGCGAGGGCGACGTTGCCGCCGGGCTGTTTGATGAAGCCGGCATAGCCATTGGCGCAGTGGATTGGCAGAGCCTTGAGCACCACACGCTTTACACCGGTACGCTCGGGATGATCGCTGACGATCAGCACGGCTTTTCGGCGGTCCTGCGGTCCGCCAAGCATCTGCTGGAACGCGATCTGGTGCCCCGCACCAGCCCGACATGCCGGGCATCTTTCTGCGGATCGGGTTGCGGGCTGGCCGCCACGCGCTTCACCCGCCTGCTGCCGCTGGCCGGTCTTGATCCTGATTTCAACCGGGTGCGGTTTGCCGGGATTGTGGCTGAGGATCACATCGACGGCTTGCTGCGCTTTCGCGATGGCCCGCAAACCGGCATCGCTTTCGGTATCGTGAGCGTCGCGGATGACTGGCTGATGCTTGACCGTCCGCTTGTCCCCGGCACGCTCCCGGGCACTTTGGCAGAGCTGCGCGAAGGCTGCGATCACACCGTGGCGACCTGCGCGGCGAGGTTTGGCAATGCGCACAACTTCCGCGGCGAGCCCTTTCTGCCCGGCAATGATCTGATGACACGGTATGGCCGGAACTGACGCTGAGGCCTTCGCCTGCGCCGCCGAAGGCCTCATCGGCACACCGTTCCGTCTGCATGGCCGCGATCCGGCAAGCGGGCTGGACTGCGTGGGTCTGGTGTTTGCGAGCCTCGTCGCGATCGGGCGCAATCCCGTTGCGCCGCGCGGCTATGCCTTGCACAACCTGTCGATCGCGCAGTGGCTCGGCTGCGCGGAAGGAAACGGGCTGGCGTACACCACAGGCCCGTTGGTGCGCGGCGATGTGTTGCTGGTGCAGCCGTCCCGCGTCCAGCACCATCTGATGATCGTCTGCGACGCCGGGCATGTGGTGCACGCCCATGCCCTGCTGCGCCGCGTCGTGCGCCAACCGCGTTCTGCCGAGATGCAACCGCGCGCCCACTGGCGTCTCGCCCCATCTGCCTGAGGACCCCTGCATGGCAACTTTGATTTTCACCGCGCTCGGCACAGCCATCGGCGGGCCTCTGGGCGGGACGATCGGTGCGCTGATCGGCCAGCAGGCAGACCGGCGCATTTTCGGCAGCATCGGGCAACGCGAAGGCCCGCGCCTCAAGGAACTCGCAGTCACGACCTCAAGCTATGGCCAGCCGATCCCGCGCCATTTCGGGCGCATGCGAACAGCTGGCACCGTGATCTGGGCGACGGATCTCATCGAAAGCAAGACCAAGGTGAGCGGCGGCAAAGGGCAGCCGTCAATCGTGACCTATTCCTACAGCGCATCCTTTGCCGTCGCCTTGTCCAGCACGCCCGTGGCGCGCATCGGGCGGATCTGGGCGGATGGCAATCTGCTGCGGGGGGCAGACGGGGCGCTCAAGGTTGGCGGGGCCATGCGGGCCTATTGCGGGCATGGCGATGATCCGGTCGACCCGCTGATTGCGGCTGACAAGGGCGTCCATGCCCCCGCCTTTCGCGATTACGCCTATGTCGTGTTCGAGGATCTGCAGCTTGCGGAATTCGGCAACCGCATTCCCGCGCTGAACTTCGAAGTTTTTGCAGCGGGCGACGAAGACGGCGTTGCGCTCGGCCGGTTGATCGGCGTTGATGGTGTGCCCAGTGCAACGCCTGCCTTTCGCGAAGCCCACGGCTTTGCCGATGAGGGTGGGCCGGTGATGGGCTCGCTCGCGGCGATCGATCAGGTCTTTCCGCTGATTTGCACTTCGGGGACGGACGGCCTGAAGCTGCGATCGCTTGGTCAGCCCGGCAATCCGCTGCCGCTCCTGCCCGAGCAATTGTCGCCGCGCCGCGAACAGGACAGTCCTCAGCACTATCGCCAGCGCGCCGATCTGCCGATGCGCGAGCCCGTTGCCCTGCGTTATTACGACGAGCACCGCGATTACCAGCCGGGTGTCCAGCGCGCTTCGGGGGAGCGAGCAGCGGGGCGCGAGGTGATGCTTGATCTGCCCGCAACCATGAACGCGGCCGATGCGAGACACCTTGCGAATGCCAACGCCCACCGCGCCCGTTGGCATCACGAACGGATCAGCTGGCGGATCGCCGCGCTCGACCCTGCTTTGGTGCCGGGCGTGGTGGTGCGCCTGCCCGACCGGCCCGGCCATTGGCTGGTGCGCAATTGGGAGTGGCATGATCGCGGGATCGATTGCGATCTTGAGCGTCTGGCTCCGCCGTTTGCGCCTGCAGGCGTGAGCGATCCCGGGCCAGCCAACACGGCGCGCGATGTTCCCGTCACGCCGACAATCCTGGCCTTTATCGAAAGCGTGGCCGAAAGTCCTTTGGACCCTGCGCGACCGCGGCTGTTCGCGGCCGCCTCCTCCACAGGCGCAGGGTGGCGTGGGGCCGCGCTGTTCGCGGTGCGTGGCGCAAGCCTTGAGCCCATCGGATCAACGGGCAGTCAGCGCGCGGTGACGGGAACGCTCGTTGCACCGCTCGCCTCCTCATCAGCCTTGCTGTTCGAGCCTGCCGGCAGTCTGATCGTCGCGCTCGACACGCAGGAAACCGGCTTTAACGACACGGACATGATCGGGTTGGCGAGCGGCGCGAACCGGGTGATGGTGGGCGGCGAAGTGCTGCAATTTGCCCGTGCCGAGCCTCTGGATGACGGACGCTGGCGACTTGCCGGATTGCTGCGCGGGCGCGGCGGTACTGAACCGGAGGCGCGATCCGGCCACATGGCAGGAACGCCGGTAATCCTGCTTGATGATCGTCTGACACCGCTCGACCCATCACAGGTTGATTCCAGCAAAGGCAGCGTGATCGCGGCAAGCGGGCTTGCCGATAGCGAACCCGTGTTGGCGCGCCTTGACAATGCCGGACTGTCGCGGCGCCCCTTGATGCCGGTCCATCCATGTATGGCGGTGCTGCCTGATCTCACATGGGATCTCGGCTGGACCCGCCGCGCGCGCGGTGCGTGGCACTGGCATGACGGGGTGGATACCGAGTTGGTGGAACAGACGGAGCGCTACCTTGTCGGCTTCGGTCCCGTCGATGCGCCTGTCAGGACGTGGCAGCGCGATGGACCGCATGTCCGGATATCGCCCGCCGAACGGGCGGCACTGGTGGCGCAAGCGGGCAGGGCGTGGCTGTGGGTGCGGCAAATCGGCACCTATGCCCTGTCTCCGGCGCTCCCGCTCGCCGAGTTGGCGTGA